TCGTTAGATTTACCATTTATATTAGTAACTCCAGTTGTTAACGTAGCTTTAGCCAGTGCATTGTCTGCTCCTATCTTAAAAGAACCCATTGTGTGAGTTCCTGTTCCTCCATCAAAGAATCCTCCTACTTCAATAATTACTGCATAACCTGTAGTAACTCCAGAACCTAAACTTACATCCGAATTATTACAAGTTAATGTTGCTTCTGTTGCAGAAGCCGACCCATCTCCTATTGTTGTAGTCCCTAGTACTTCTAAATTACTGTAACCATAACCACCATCTCCTGTTGTTAGTTCTCCTAACGTTATTGTAAGATTTCCTAACAATGAAACATCAGAATACATTGTAGCTACACAACTTGCATCTTGAATTATTAAATTTCTAACCTTTCCATTTGCTGCTGCTAAATCTATCTTAGCTGTACTTGACGACCTTATATCAAAATCAGTATCAGTTCCATCTATATCGCCATCTATGTCTATAGCAAAATTTGAACTATTTACACCTGCAATTTCCATCACATTGCCATCGCCATCAAAAGCCCCTCCAGATTTAACTTCTAAAGATTTACAGGAACTACCGCCACTAAGAGTTACTGTAGTTGTATCAGCAATTATAGCATCATCATTTGTAGGGTGTGGATAATTGTTTAGACCCAAACCCCAAGTATCTGCATCACTGGCATTCCAAAGTCCAGATGTTGCTGACGTTCTAACCGTCATTAGGCAACCTCACTTACGAAGACAATATCAGAGTATATAGGAGAAGCCATTCACTAAATGGTCCCCTGTAAGAATACTTTACAATCTCCAGCAGTTATAGCAGTTGAAGAACTACCATCTGTTGCCTTTACAGTTATTGCAAGGAATCTTAACGCAGTTGTAGAGATTGCTTTCATAGCGCCAGAACTTGCTGCTACTACTATGTCATCTCCAATCTGAACCCATTTACTGTTTGTCACAGGTGTTGCTTCTGCCCCATCAAACAAAGAACCCCATACTTGACAGGTAAGTCCTCCGTTCTCATCATTAGACAATACCTGTATAGAAGCTCTATCGTATGACTCTATATTTACTGCATCAACCAAAACTTGATAATTAGCATCATCTAAAGTTACTGCATCATTACTGATGAGCATTGTCTTTAGTGAATTACTTATTCTTTTTGTTGTAATTGTATCTGCCATTAGTCAGCCTTCCCTTTCTTGGACTTAAGTCCTTTCTTAGGTTTAGCTTTAGATTTAGCTTTAGACTTTACTTCTTTTTTAGGTTTGGCTCTAGTAGATTTGCTGTTAGTCTTAGGCTTTCTGACCCCAGTCTTAAGCCCCCCACCAACTTCTTTTGTGCCGACTTCTTCGCCAACAACAAAGCATTCTTGTCTAGATACCTGTTCAAGTAGTCTTTTGCTTTCGACATCTTTGGTTTCTCCAGGCGACCAGTTGAGTATAGCGCCAGAAGCAAGCCTCCTGCTAAGAGGCCTGTCTGTAATGTTAGTAACTTTGACCATGTTTTAAGTCCTCCTACCAACATTAACCGTTCAAGTTTCTGATACTACCTTGTGTTTTAAATTTGTAACAAATTAATTCACCTGCTGTAATTAGAGCAAACTCGTGAGACATCTTTTGTGTGACTGCTACGTTTGTGCTGTCTACATAAGTTGTTGGAGCTGCTACTCTAAATGCTATGTTTTCCATATCTAATAAGTGAACTCTAGATGTAGTGTCTTTTTCTACGTGTTGTGAAATGAAAATTGGTATTCCATCATATGAACCGACACGTGAATCGAAAGCAATTCCGCCTTCTCCTGCTACTCCATTCATGCTGCCTGCACCGCCTTGCGCTAAGTCATATCTAAATGCTGCATTACCTGTTCCAGAAGACATTAATTGTTTTAGATTGTGATAAGTATCATATCCAGTTAACAAAATTAAATTAGCATAGTTAACGCCGTTTTCTAATGCTTCTTGAATTAGGGCATCCAAGTCTGCTAATGCCAAAGCATCGTGACCTGCACTTCCTGCTGTTCCTAGAACACAGTTACCTTCTGCCCATGCGTTTGCAGTAGTTCCGTCTCTTGTAATGTCATACATATCTAAGTCGGTTGCTGCGTTTGCAATGTAAGGTCTTGCTGCTGCGTCAGTTCCAAGTCTGTCTAAAGATTCAAAGTTATTAGATGCTGGAGTGTCAACAGTTGCTAGTAACATATCATCAATAGCATACATGTGTGCTTCTGAGTTTTCTTTTCTCATAAATGCAGCCAAGTTTCCTAGACCGTCATCTGCTTCAGATAGCATTGCTGCTTTAGTTGAGATTTCCCAAGTGCTTACTACTTGTTTTAGTGTAGCATTTACTTGTAAAATATCTGGTTGTGCTGTATCTGGTAATGCTCCACCTGCTTCTGAGTTAGTTTCTGCAACTCCAGCAGTGGTGTCGTGACGACCAGTTAATACTCTCCATCCAGATTGTGTCCATGGCTCTTTCTTCAAGAGCTTGAATACTTCTGATTTAGTGTTTAATTGATTATAGACTTTAGCACCATACGTTGTATTGAACGCTGCTGCTGGGTCGCCTGTATGAATCAAGTCATCGGCCTTACTTATTCCATATCTTTTAGAGATACCGAGTTCGCCGCCGTAGTATGCGTTTACATATTCTTCCATTGTCATTCCCATGTTTACATTCCTCCGTCATAAAGTGCTTCAAGTTCTTCAAATGATTTTTGTACATTGTTATAATCTATTGTTTCTACTTTAGGACTGTCAGTTTTTGCTGGTGCAGGCGTTGCCTTTTTACCAGAGTATATGTTTATTCCATATTTCTTTAATGTTGTAATTGATTTGTGAAGGTCATCTGCTTTTTCTGCAACAGATTTTTCTTCATCCTCTTCTTCTTCCTCTTCCATTTCTTCTTCAGCTTTTTCTTCTTCTTCAGCTTCTTCTTCAGGTTCTTCTTCCTCTTCTTCCTCTTCTGCTTTCTCTTCGCCTGCCATCTCTTCTAGATATGCCATGACTTCTTTGAGTTTAGCTAAGGTTTGCTCCATGTCTTTATACAATTCTTCATGCTTGTCAAGACTGGTTTCTTCGACTGGTTCATCAAGAGCTTCACTTTTTTCGGCCTCTACGATTTCCTCGGTAGGGGCTTCGTGTGAAGTTCCGCAAGTACATTCGCTCATATGAAAATCCAGTTATAGAACTTAGTATATAAAGAAAATTGGGACTCCGTATATTATTCAGAAGGTTTTGGATTATCTAGTTTAAAATTAGACAGCCCTATTTTACGTCGTAATTTGTAACCATCAGTTCTTCCCTTAGTCCCATCTGGTTTATTGTAAGATTGACTATACTTTCCTGGATTGTGCCATAACTCGGCACACCAAGCTGCATGGTCTCTAATTCTACGACGGTCTCCTGTAAACTCAGTATAATCATTTGATATTTTACGTGCATTTATTTTACAATTTGACATCCAAGTGCCTGATGGTCTACTGCCTCTGCCTTCTTCTGGTTTATCTTTATCATCTTCAGGTTTTTTTTGAATAAATGTTCCAAACTTAATCATACGCATTATGTCATCTAAGTAATTATTTGACTTTTGTAAGCGTTCTGTCTTTATTGTACAAGGACATTCTGCTTTAGTTATGTCTGATACATTCTTAGAACTCCACATTTTACAAGACCAGTATCTTGCTTTATGTTTAGGGCCAGGATTGTCACAGTTGTGTCTTGCTCTAAACTGTCTGCGTTTATCTGGGTCATCACGCTTTATGTCCATGTTAGGGTCGCCAAACTTAACTTGAACTACATTACCTTTATCGTTTTTAACGTAAACTCCAAATTTTTTTTTGTCTCCCGATAATCTACGTGGTTTATTCAATTCTACTTTACGGCCTTGATATTCTGCTTTTTCTATAGGGACACAGTTAGGAACTTTTCTACCGCCCATAAATTTAGTTCCTATCATTTCATAACCAGCTTCACATGGATTTTCTTGTTTAACTTTATCTTGTAATCCTTTACTCCAACTGTGGCCTGCATCGCCACCCATCATCTTCCACATTATCAAACCTTTACTAGGTCTTTTCTTATTATTAAAGTTCTTACCCTGTGGGTCTACTTTCTCATGTCTTCTATAATACTTGTGAATTGCCATTGCCATTTTGTAAGTCACATATTCTTTATTAATTAAATGATTGTTAATGGCTTTAGTAACTTTACCTCCACCGTATCCGTGTTTCTTACGAAGTTCTCTACCTGTAATTGCTTCGTTTTTTACACCTTTTGGAATTTTATACTTTTCTATCTTTGTAAGTATTTCACCAAGAGTGTCTGATTTACCGAATCTTCTTGCTTGTATGGCCCTTTCCTGCCTTATAGCTCCTTCCTTGGTATCATGGCAACCTAAGAGCTTTCGGTTCTTTTTAGCGTACAAACAATATTCGCCATTTTTACGCTCTATGATTTTTTCTACCATCGACTCAACTTCATCTAATGTAACTTGAACACTTTTAGATTTAGCCATTGCAACATCTGTAACTTTTGCTTCAGGGTTGGCAGGATTATCACCAACCCAAGATATGCTCCAAAGAGAAAGTTCGTTAATACGATTGTGGCAGTCGTCTTCTGATAAACATACTTTCTCTTGGTCTGTGGCTTCGCCTCGAATACTACTTGCACCCGACGGTCCGTAATCCCCTATCTCTTTCCACACTTTGTCGTGCATTTTAATTTTATTATGGATTCCTACTCTAATCTTAACCTTGCCGTCTTTAATTTTGTAAGCTAATGGCAAACCAATCGGCATTTCTTCGTGACGATATGAATATACGCCGTAACGCATGTAAAAATCCATGGCCTCTTTGATAGTCTCAGTAGGTATCATATCATTCTGTTTGTCGACGACTGGAGCGGAAATATAAGTCTCCATTACTCTGTCATTATACCACTCTGGTCGGTAGACTTTCCAACCAGTGTTACTTTCGTCTGCCACGGCCCAAATTACAGGCAGTCATATATAAAGGAAATCAAAACTCCGTATATTTTAGACCGTAAAGGTTTATATGCACCTGCCTTTAGGTATATATGACAAAGAGTCATACACACACAGAACTAGTAGGCCGATTGGTCTACTATCGCAAGCCTAAATACGCTTGGCAATTTGGAAAAGTCAAGTCAGTAGTAATGTATACACGAGGCCCAAAAAAGGGTCAATTAAGGTATGCACGAATAGCAACCAGAGAATACACTGGTAAGATGGTTGAAAAGAATGGATTTATGGTTCAACAAACTCGTTGGACTGGCCCATGTCGCAGGACTGATACTATCTATCAAGTGCTTGTTGGTAAAAAGAAGTTAGTCTCAGCGGAGAAGTGGTTAAAGTGATTCGCAATAAGAAAGGACAGATTAGTAAGCGTGCGACTGGCAACTCATATTGTGGACCAGTATCATTAACCGTTCTTACTGGTAAGCGATACGACATTGTAGAAAAGGACTTACTAAAAGACGTAAACAAGAATGTAAAGTACAGAGGTCGATGGCAACTAGATTGGTGGACTGGTGAAAGAAAGAAGTTTATTCCTGCAAAGGAAGAAACACAAATCAAAGGAATGACTAATGGTCAAATGCGTCAAGCATTGAAACGATATGGATACAAAATGTTTCGTTCAGATAATCATGGAGCTAATCAAACCTTTAGACAATGGACTAGAGCAACTCATGGTAAGCGAGGCAAGACATGGTACCTAGTTGTTGCAGGCAATCATTACATGGTAGTCAAAGGTAACAAAGTATGGGACACATCTACACCAGAAAAAGGATGTCCTATTACAAAGATTAGCTGGATGAAAAGAGCAAAGATGCAAGACCTATTTCAAGTAGAAAAAATAAGCCGTAACAAAACAAAGGAGGTGAGAAAATAACCGCTGAACTAAGTGAATGGAATGTGCCACTAGAGTTGTGTATCTTTTGCAAACAGCATTGGACTAAATACGACATTGGTGCAGGAGTTCTTTCTCTCGGCAGAATAAGTCGTCGAGTCAAATGTGACATTGACGACATTATGTCAAATCACTGCACAGACCAAGTGTGTAATGATTGCTATGAGAAACAGCTTCTCGGCAAGCTGTAAGCAAGTAAATAGGTCTGGCAGTACCTGATGGTGCTTTAAACTGCTAACGCTTGACTATCTTACCGTTAGATTGGCGAGATAATTCCTCGCCTATCTTTCGGGCAAAAGTAACTCTGTTCTTTTGTAACGACTTAGCCATGAATCGTTGTGGCTGAGTCCCCTTTTTGTATATTGCAAAACGTAAATCTTCATGTGTTTTAAATTTCTTACCTTTTTTTTTTCTCCATTGTTCCATATTGCCTGCATTTTTTGAATGCTTGCTTGCGTATTTATCGGCTAATGCTGGAGGCCAATATTTCTTTGCACCTGTTTTCTGTCCTTTCTTATTTCTTTTTGCTGGACCAGTTCCAAATTCTACATAACCTGCATAGTCTACATTAGTATAGATTTCTTTTCGCATTGGTTTGTCTCTTACTAATACACTACCAAACAAAGTAGAGTTTACTCCAATGCTTTCTGCTAAGTTTTCATTAGCATCATTAGCCATCTTATCTGCTGTATCTGTCATAGCAATGTTTAATGCTTTTTCAATATCAACTTCTAACTCTTCAAATAATTTCTTAGCGCCTTCATCTATGCGCATTTTAATTCGAAGACCTGCTGATGCCATTATCTGTGACCCAATACTTGCTCTACCGTGTCATCACCGTATTTCTTTTTCCACTTTTTTTCAATAAACTTTTCTGCTTTACGATAATAATCAACACGTGACTTTACTGCTTTTTGTCTTGCTATTTCTCTATTACCATTTTTCCATTCTATCTCTGACTGACATTTTTGACAAAATCCACTACTCAAAATATGTACAGACATTGGCCCTGCTCTACACTTTTTACAACTACTCATACTACCCTCGCTAATACTGTTCTTTGATTCGGATGCAACAATGATGTTCCAAGTAATCTTAAATTATATCTTGCTGCTATCTTCTTCTGTAACTCTATTAAATCATTCATATACAAACCATTAGATGGAATACTACGTGCTAAATCATTATGCGCTTCACAAGTCCTTGAATCTTTTCCTACAATTAATTTGTACTTGTATTGTCTGCCTGATAACTCTTCACCTTTTGCATAACCTCTTAGTCTACCTTCATTATAAATTGCATTGATTTCAGTTCTTGCTATCCTAACTAGCTTAAAAGTCGACGCATTGGCTATTTGCCGCATGCTATCCACTATGTTTGGTACGCCACTACCCGAAGCAACTCCTGCAACAATAGCGGCCCTTAAACCGTCAGTTAACTCTGATGCAAATGTTTGATAGTTCTTTGCAAGTATTCCTCCTGCTTTCATAGTTCTAAGAAAATCATCATCATCTACATCAAATGTTGGTTCTGCTTTTGTAAGACCTGGTTCTGTAAATGCAGACCTAACTCCATGGCGATATGCATCATCTATGTCATCTTCTAACGCTTGCTTCATTCTAGTTGCTATCATTATAGACATATCTTCTACAGATTCTTGTAAGTCATTAACAGACCTTGCTCGTTTTAACTCTCTAAATTCTCTGGCAATAACTCTTCGTAACTCATTGGCTGCCGCTTCCATGTAGCCTGCGGTTCTTTTTGCTCCTCGGCCTCCAGCGACTCCTGCAAAGGACTTCGAAAATCCTGACGCACCACCTCTGCCTGTTGAGGAAGTACTAAGTTACCGTCGCTATCCAAATCCATCTCCACTCCTACATTCTGCATTTGGGTTAATATCTGAGCCTTTAAGTTCATATTATTCAAATATTTCGTTTCATCCTTTTCATTAATGTCGTTAAATCTAATCTTCCATGTGTCAACTTCCATAAGTTTCAACAATGGTTTTAGGAAACCCATCTCTACACATTGCTGCGTTTCCCTGATAGTCCTGTCAAATATTGTAATCTGCTCACCTTCTGAATTTAATCCACCTACTCCCTGCATCTGACCAACAACCAACGGCATGACTCCATACGCACCGTTTATGTCATTATTTATCCTGTCCATGTAAGGTAACATCATTAATTCGTCCATATTAGGCATAACAGGAACGAATTTCGCCGTGTTTCCGCCATCTCTGCTACTTAAAATAGGTACAAAGTTCGGATTACGTCTTGTTTCCTCTGCAATATACTCGCCTAATCGGTTTAATGATTCCTCATCGTGGCCTGGAACATCTAAGAATCCTTTAGGTGGCCTTTCCAGTCTATAGATTTTGTTTTGAAATGACTCTATGGCCAATGCTGTTTCGATTTTTTTGGAAAGACCTATGATTGGCGACTGCCCATACAAACGAGCATTCGCACTGTATTTGTTAAAATGTATAATCTCATCACGTGCAAACGGTATCTTACCGTCCTCACTTTCATAATAATAAGCCATTGATTCTAACTTAACGTTGTTAGCAGGATTAATATCGCCACTCATAAACTCTCTAGTTACTGGGTCAAACTTTTCTTCGTCTTCTATAAATCGACCATATGCGTCGACATTAAATCTCATATGTTTTGCATCTTCTACCCAAAGTTCTTTGACAACTTTACCGCTAACCGAGCCATCCTCGCTTGCGACACGGTCATATACGATACTTACCCAGCAATCATCAAACACTTCTAATTGCCTTATCATTGCTTTAAAAAATTCCGAACCATTAATATCTGCACTGCCGTTGGTTGGATTTCTAAGTAACGCTTCTACCATCTTTCTCTGCTCAGGGTTTCCCTCACCAATAGCATGGTACTCCCAACCCTTTGCAACTGATTGAGAAGCTATTCGAGTGATTACAGTTCTGAGATGAGAATACCTGTCAGCTAATTGTTCTAAATAATGTTGGTCTACAACTGGAAGTATTGAATGTCTGTAAGCCTTATCTGTAGATACGCCAGAATATACTGGAGTTCTTGCCTCTTTTTCTAAAGATTGTGCGTCTCCAGCCACCATGCGCTCTAATGCGGATGCTTTTCTAACTGGCTTACTTCTCCATCGGTCAAATATTCCCATTATATTCTCTTTTTGATTTGTGGTTCATCGATATATCTATTCATAATAGACTCTACCAAACGGCCTACTGATACTCCCTTATCTCGTGCTACTGTTTGCATCTTGACCTTTGTTTCTTTTCGGATTCCATAAAGCTCAAACCTTGCCATATGGAAAAGCAACAAATAAAGGGAGCATATAAATTTACGGGATTATATTTACCTGTGACGTTGAATATACCCTCATTTACAACGATATTAGAGAGTTAAGTGATGTTTTGTATATAAAAGAAAATCATAAAAGGGCCATTACATAAAATCCCAACGGACATAATGCAACCTTCTTTTCTCCATTTCTTGTATCGCTAATTCGCACATCCAAAGCGACATAACGCTATCTGGCGTATGTCCTTCTAGTCTTCCATTCTTTCCATAAACTAATCTACTCAAACCATCTACTAACTTTCTCATCCCTGGTTTTGAATTTTCTTTAGCCGTCTTGTCCCATGGAATAACATACTTTCCTTGCTCCATTCTTACCGCAATCCCAGGTATTCCTGTATCTACACGATGCTTTTCCCTACCTGTATTGTGTCCTTCTACTGGAACTCCTTCTAACTGCTGTGCTGCATGAACTACCAATCTCTGGTAACCATTAGACTCTACAATAATTTTAAACGGCTTAAATCTTTCACTTAATTGTCGTAACGTAAGTAACTGTGCATCTAACCATGCATTACCCTGTGCCTGTATCTTACCAGTCCAGTTGTAAAGCAACTGCCGCATTTGTGTGTCACGATTATACGCAACTACTGTGTAACTCGTCTCGTCATTCATCGTATCCATACCTACGGCAAGGTCAACTCCCATAATTGTTTCCCAACCTTCTGGTGCTAATCCCATGTTTACGCCCTTGTCTAAACAAGTGTTTAACACTTCGTAAGGTATAACTGCACTCTCTGGGTCCAATGGATTTAACATATACTCAGACTCAAATGCCCGACTTCCCATTGTGTATTTCTCCTCCTCTAGCCTTGGTAACGTCCAATACTCAGGCCATCTCGGAGTCTCGTCATCCAACAATGCAGGATGCCGCACCACATTCCACTGTGGACTTTCAGTCACCCAATCCGTCGCATCATTGATTCTTTTCTGCGTTCCTACCAATAAGATTCTTTCATCTGGAAGTCTCATTGGCATGACAACCCTTTTTATGTAATGTATCACGTTCTCGTCTGTTATAGACGGAAACTCCTGCAAAACGTCGTCCAAAATTATCATATGAACGTGAGGACCTTCTAATGCTTTACCAATACTTGCAGCGTGAACCCTACTTCCATTGTTAAAATACTTAGCACCTTTACGCCAAGCTCCAACCTCATCACTGCTTTTCTTTTTCATCATTCCTGCAAGCCTCCAAGACCTACGACACAATTCCTCAAACTGTTCTAACTTATCCCAAGCCTGTTCCAATGTAGCTGAAATATATAACGCCCTAAAGTTCTGATTTGTAAGCATATGATATGCCAAATTAGACAAAGCCCAGCTCGTTTTCAAGTGACCTCTTGCACATATTATCGCCGTATGAGTGCCAGAATTGAACGTTTTCTCCCATTCTGAGTGCATTTCACCTAGAGGAACGAACGTCCCAGGCTCTTGTTCCATGTAATTTTCTAATGTTTCGTTGATAAACTCTCCCAATGTTTGAGGAGTCTCCTGCATCATATTATATGCCGAATTAATTGCAGCACTTTTGGTTTTAAAATCTAACTCAAATTCTTCCATACTTCTTTTCAACCATTTCACGGTCAATATTTACAACTATCTCTTTAACATCATAATCATGAAGTATCAACTCTTCAGTGATATGTTGTATTTGGTCAGTCTCGAAAACTACCTTACCGTCCTTAACTATACGAATCATAAATGCATCAACCCACATTTCGATATGCCTACATCAAAAAAATACTCGCCGTTAGGTATTTTGTAATTTTTTACCTCTACTAACTCAGATTCAGATACTATCTTACCGTTCAAATACCAAGCATAATGTCCATCAACCCTACATACCCAAAAATGTACCTTTGATGGCAAAATATTTCGCCATAATTTAGACTTTCTCTTCGGAATATGTACTGATTTCCACGGTTTAGGCCAATCTCCTGTCCAACCTTTCTTAACCTCGACTTCGTGAAAAGATGTCTCGCCCTTACTATCCTGTACAACCAAATCACTACGATAATCTTCCTTATCTCTTACCTTGTAACCCTGTAATTGTAAATACTGCATCACCGCATGCTTTGCAAAATAGTCGTATTTCTTATATTCGTCCTTTTCAAATCGTTTTCGTATCATAACTCCCTTAACCAACGTTCCCCATCAAAAGAATATATGTCAAACTCGTTTTTGTAATCAAAACGTGGAATCATATAGCATTTTGCTACCTTTTCATCGCTGTCGTAGTGAGTTTCCCCTACTGTTTTGCTCGGAAACTTCTCTCGTAGCAATAATTCCTGCAATTTTTGAGTTTCTATAAGCCAAATTTGCTTATCTGATACATTTACTAGGTAATAAACGAAGTATTTCGCCTTCGTAACACCAATACCGCTGGATTTTCCACGACATTTGTACTCTATTGCCATGTTTCCTGACCCTCCTTTGCCCCAATCCTTCTCCCAAAGGTCCGTCTTTACCTCATATGTTATCAAATTAATGTCCTCATCTTCGAAAAGTAAATCATACGCACTCGTATCGTTATCCTTAATGTATCTTTGTCCTAATGTCGATTCAACAAAAAACCTAATAACCTGTTCACCCTTCTTTCCATCCTTCAAATCCTCGTCAAAGTTGTAATTCATAGCAATAACTCCTTCGAAAACCTCTGATTAGCATTCACAACCCGTATTTCTAACGGATATAAGTGCTGTTTCTTCAAAATAGAGTCACTTCCTTCTGTATTTACGACCTCATACACAATTCCAGCGTCAGCATCTATCACATCTGCCCTCAAACCTGACGGTTCAAACACTGCCTCAGTGTAAAACTCGTGGTCCCACTCCTTTAACTGCTTGCATATCGCAAACTTCATGTCAATATGAGCTTTGGTCTCGTTCCTACTCCAACGCATAGCATTACGATTCCGATTACTAGTTCTCAATAACCGACTTACTTTGTTGCGCTGCTCTTGTACTGCATACCTATTCATCTATCTGACTCCTACAAGCCTTACAAGTTATCTTATCATCATCATATGTGGCCTTTGCATACATCAAACCCTTGCTATCATCAACATAACGACCACACAAAGTCCAATATGACCGACCCATGTACTTATGAACGATTTCCAACTAAATCCCCCACTATCGGCGTGTAAATCATATCCATCTTACACTTATAACAATCCTTCATAGGCCTGCCTTCCTTCTTCTCGCTCCAAATAAAATGCTCCGCATCTAACAACCTGTGTTCCTCTTCCCATCTCTCGCCACATTGATAACATACAAACTTCCACTTCATTGAGAAGCCCACTTCCTGAACTTATCCTCAAGCTCATCTCGCATCTTCCTAACCTCTGCCGTACTCTGAAACATACCATCATCATTCTGTATCCGCCTCCTCAAACGACTTACACTACTCTTATCTGGCGCAAATTTCAAAAGTACATACAAGTCAGTCATAAACTGCTCCTCGTAAATACTACTCTTCTTATTGTGCGGTATCGCCCTATAATAATCCTTCAGTATCATGTAAAATAACTCGACATCACTATCCCTAGTATGTGGATACTCCTTCAAGTATTTTATCACTAACTTGTGCGTGCTTTCCATATCCTTAAACCACTCTTTCATATATTATGTTCCTCTTTTATCAACTCTCTCAACTGTAATGCTTGTAAACATCGTTTACAATTTATGTATTTGCTCTTTCTTTGCAAAATCTTCTGAAACTCACCAGGCGTTGCCTCATGCCCACACAATGTCATATTGCGTACCTCACTCGCCGCATGCTTCTTTCTCATAAACTCTTCCTCAACTGGTCACGATAAGCATGAACGCCTAACCAAAATCCTGCAATAAAAAATACCACTATCAAAAATAACGCCAATAAATTACTCATCACAACACTCCTGACAAAAACCACCGTGCTTCTCTACCTCTGCCGTAGACAATACCATACCACATGCCCTGCAACGCCACACGCCCCTAGTCATATTCATGACTCCTCTCTTCCATCATGTCCTTAAGCATCTCCTTCATCAATAACGTCATTATATTCAAACCCATCTCAAATGCCTCTAACTCCTTGTCCTTATACCCCATAACATTCTCATTACGTATCTTAATTGCATGTTGAATCAACTCATCCAACTGAACTGCCCACATATCTAAACTATTCACCATCACTAACACTCTCCATAACCCACTTCTGTAAATCATCCATAGCACCATGATAACCAGTCAAAAATGCCTTCATCTCAGCATCACCCATAGGCGCCCACACATGCAAATCATGTATGTCTTCTTTCAAATCTGCCATCTTGCGTTTTGCAAAATTCCTAATGTCTACCAAACGTAACTTAGCATCTAAATGCTTCTTAGTCCATACATGCCCCTTCTTCCAAACCTTATCACTCATATGCCTTCCTCCAACCTACTAACATACGCCATCAAAAATTTCTGCCTTACCTTCATAGGCATCTCACTCTCATCCAATGCATACTCTATACACTTGCTAATATGCTCAACAACTCCCTCTCTATCTGCATTCAACGCCTGCAACTTACTCTGCATCTCTGTCAACTTCGCAAACTCATGGCCCCTTATGTCAGTCCCCTCTTTAGTTCGCATCCTTTCCAAATACTCCTGGCGAACCTCCTCTATCTCTCCTAACTGCTTGCCAATGTAATCCTTGACCCTGTGCTTAGTCTCCTGGATAATCTCATACTGAACCTCACCCTTTATCTCATCCCAACCATTCTTTCTAGCCCAACCACTAATCGTGCTTTGGTCTATCTTCTTAACCTCATCAAAACGTAAAGCCAACTCTTCTGCAATCTGCCGCATATCTATGCCCTGCAAATACAATTCCATAGCTGCATTTTTCACAGCCATACCATAAACCTTCTTCTTTTCAGGCTTCTTCTCCACAACAGCATCTGCAACACTCATGCCCTTCATCTGCTGCAACAACTTCTTGCGCTTCTCACTCGTCATTCAGTAATCCCTTCTTCAACTGCGCATAAGCCCACAATGCATCCCATAACTGTTCCTGCATACTAGTACCCTCTTTCTTCGCAATCTCTCGTATCGTACTCAACGTCTCTATCCTATCCTCATGCCTTCCCACACTAAGCAAGTGTGTCTCTGGCTTTGGCCTATCTTTAGCATATCCTACCATAAGGTCACTATAAGCCCCCTCAATATAAACCTACTCCAAAAAAAAAATAAGAGGCTCACGTTTCAAAACCTCAGAAAAAATATAGATTACCTACCTTGGGAATATGACCCGTACCCTTTGACATGGAAGTACCCT